TATTTGCCCCTTTTAATATAAAAAAACCCGACTAAAAGTCGAGAACAGTTCGATATTTTTTCGAAAGACGCCAAGTATTCCGAAATCCATGTTATCACTTATCGTAGATATTGGCAAATATAAAAAAGAGCTATGAGACTAACTCATGGCTCTTTGCCTATGATGGACCTTTATTATACCAAATAAAAAAAGCCCCAGCAAACGCTGAGGCTCGACCACTACTGCCATGTTTTCCCTACTGTGGTCTGAGGGGAGGTGATATACTCCTTTTCGTTTTTTAGTTTGCGTGGTCTTGATTAAGCGAATGAACCGAATGACGTTACACGACGCCCATTCTCTGATTGTCCTACTGCGACATAGCGACGATTTCCAGACCCGCCAATGTAACTGATCCAGATATAGCCGTCAACGTCACACCAGCCGTCATAGTTGATAGTTTCACCAGCTCCATAGACTGCCACGATTTCAGCACCTAGACCGGCACCAGCTCGAACGTTAAGAGCTGATACTTCAACCGTAAACGTCCCGGTTTCCTCGTTAATAGTAATTATACCATCAAACGGAGCTGGGGTTGGTGCAGGGGGTTGTGATTGGTTATCCGTTGGGAAGTAGAACCATCCTACGATGCCGTCAAAATTGCGTGTATTGTAACGTGCAGGACCGCCGACATATAGGCTATCAGCGTTGCCGTCAATATTCTGCTCGATAGTTCGCATAGTGTAGCCGTCTGAATCTTCGATAACCAGACCAGTGTGGCCGTATGGATGCCCTGCGATGTAAGTGGTATCCATGACGAATACAGCCCCACGGCGTGGACGGCTGTCGAGGTTTCCTTCTTGGTTATACTCGACCTCATAGCCTGCTGCTGCCGCTGAGTTGAGCAAGTCAATAGCGTTGCCCCAAAGGGCACGGCCAAAGAAGTTAATTGAGATAGAGTTAGGCAGATCAACACACTGTGTCCCGTAAGCTCCATCTGCATCAGTACCGACACCAGCGTCAGCTAGATTTTCTGCAAATTGAATAATGTCATTATCTGTTGCCATATTAGTAGCCCTCCTTATCGTTTCGAGGTTCGTGGTAGCCCAAGGCTTGCTCACTGTCTCCGAGACCCTTAGTCGTTGGGTCTGGAATGATATTTAAGATGTTTACAATTGTCAAACCTACCAAATAAGGGTTTGATACAAACTTACCAAACAAGCTGAACACCGCATCCCAACTTGTCAAATCTTGGAAATTAATTCCAAAGTAAGTCAATATAGGTAGTGCAATTGCAAGCGCTACACGGTACAAAAATGCTTTATTTTTTGCGTTAAAACGAATAGACCAGTTAATTTTCATTTTCTGTTTTCTCCTTTTCTTCCTCAGATTCTGAGGTTAAAACAAATTTTTCTTTATCAATATTTTTTTTGATGTACTTGTCGATATAAGGGATTTCCACCCCTAGCGCTGATAGACTAGCCAAGATACTAGAGCCGTAAGCGGCAATCATGGCAAAGATAAATGTATCAATTACACTACCTAAATTCATGAAAACCGCAAATGGGTAGAAGATTGCTACAAACGTAAACATGGCAATGTGCCCGACCAGCCCTTTTCTGAATTTTGAGCTTGAAAACTCGTGGAAAGCCCAAGCTCTGGCCACTCCGATGACGATATCACTGAGAATGATAATCATTAGCAGAAATACCCATAAGTGCTCATCAATGCCGTGTGCATAGAAGTCTCTGACTACGTCGAACACGCCGAAGATGCCGTCTGGTTTGCTGTGCATTTAACACTCCTTGACATATTATTTAACCCCCATTTTTTTAAAACAAGAAATTCTTGATAATTTCATCCGCAATAGCTTGATGTCCTAAATCGCCGGGGTGACTAGCAACTCCGGGATCGGTAACTGTGTACTTAGTACCGTCTGGCAAGTCAATGATAGCCCCAACATAAGACTTATATTTAGGGTCTTTAGAAAACTTGTAGATGTCTACAAAAGTAACATCAAGAGGGGCACAGATACGCTTCAATCGGTCAACAAAGTCTTGTGAAGCATAGTACACACCCACCCAATAAATCAACGCTTTAGGCGATGCATTGCGAATCCAACTGATAAGATTTGGAATATCCGTTTCCAGATTCCTTCGTTTTTCGTCATTATTTAGGTTGTCACCGAACTGCAAAATAACAATGTCTGTGTCCGGTTTCAACGTCAACATCATCTTGTTTTCGAAGGTTTGGCGACGAGTGTTTGGCTCTGACTCCCACGAAGCCCCGTTACCACGTTCTACGACGGCATCCGGGTTCTTGGATTGGATATATTTCCTAATAAGGGTGAAATAATCCTTATCTTTCGAGCTGGCAGCCATACCAATGCCCTTCAACCAGCCATGACTTGCGATTGAGTTACCAAAGACGGCGACACGTTTAGGAATGTTTGAAACCGTTGATAGATTACCATTGTTATCAACCAAGAGACGGAACTTAGTCCCGTTCGGGCTAACCACCATCGGTGTGCGTTTGAAAATCTCAAGCTCTGAAACAATAGGCTCTAGTTTGTCAGTGGTGCGTTTCAAGTCTTCCACTTTTTCATTAGCACTTTCCTCGGCCACTGTGTAAGTGAACGGGATAGCGTTGTTAGTACGGTACATGATTTTACCAGCATATCCAGCATTGCTAGTTGTATGCTGAGCGTCCTGAATCAAGTTCTGCTCACCTTTTGAAGCGTAAACAGTATTGTCTTTTGATTCAAAAAATAGCTGCTCACCGTAGAAAATAGTGATGTTTTCGTGTCTCAAACTCAAGCGGTTATAACCCGCAGTTAAATCTTTCGTAAATGTTCGAGGTGACACAATCAACTGGTTCTGGTCAATGTTCCCGATAGCAAACTTATATGTTCCTGCATCTTTGACATAGACATCCACAGTGTCGATAAAACCTTTAGTCTTGGGCCATGTATCGACAGGGGACATATAAGCTAGGTTGTTGACCGTTGTTTTTTGCGTCGAGTCAATCCCGTCAATGTTTAGACCAAAGCGAGTGCCGTTGTTGTCAGCGCTCAAGAAATTGACGCTAGATTCTAGGGCAGACGCTCCATAATCTAAATTTTTAAGCAATGAAGCCTTAGAAAGCCCACCTTGAATAAGTTTTGATTGTGGGTCTCTAAGCCGCCTTGTAATTAACAGATAACCATTTTCTGGCGCCGTGTAATCTTCGCTGATCAAAGTGTCTTTTGTTGAGAATTGCTTCAATTTGCGATTATCGACACTGAGGAAGTAAGTAAATACCCCACGGACATCTTTCAAGCCGTATTTGACGCCTTTTTTTAGGGTAATTGGTGGATACACTCCCCAATCCGCAGCATCCGCTTTGTCTTGGGCGCTTCCGGTGTAGAATTTACCACGAATGAACGCATTCTCATCCAGAATCTGCTTGATTTCGGTTACAAAATCAAGGTCTGTGGCCTTGACATCGACTGACAATTTGGGAATTTTGAGCGAAATATAACCGTCTGGAAGATTATTCATATCAACATTAGCAGCGGACAATTCCGCTACTGATGCGTTGAAAACTTTAGGTTTTGGGTCGCTGTTTTGAACAGATACATACAAAATCGAGTCTTCTGTCGGTGTGTATTCTGTAGTAACAACGGTGTCTCTGTCAGCCAACTTCTTGATAACACGGCTGCCGTCTGCCGATGTTACAAAAGTAAGCACCCCACGAACACCAACGATGAAGTAAGTCTTGCCCTTGTACATATTGACAGGTAAGAATCGACTCCATCCGCCGGCAACGTCGTTGATAATCTTACCGTTGTTTTCTACCCAGAATGTACCGGTAATGCGGTCAGTAAGCATTTGCTTAATCCCTTGAGCAAAGTCGATGTTATCAGCGGTCACTTCGTTACCACCAAGCCCCCTAGACTGATAAACACCCCCTTCTTTCCATGAGCGAGCTCCTTCGTCGTAGTAGTACCATTTTCCCGTATCCTTAGCTACAACGATACCATTCGCCCCGTTTGGATAAGTGCTACTGATTTCAGATAGTGAGCTGAGAACGGCTTTCGGTGCGTTGGATTCAATCTTACTGAATTTCTTTTCAACGAAATCAGCGCTTGCCTTACCATTTAAGGTGTTCTCGATAGTGCTGAGACGGTCATCAAGGTTGCTGGCAAGGCCACGAGCTTTGACGACTTCCATGTTAGCATTGCCGTTAGTAGCACCGTCAGCGTAGGTCACCTCGACGGCCTTGGCAATAGCTTCTCGAACGTCTGCCCCTCTTGTTTTCTTGCGGATTGCCTTAGTCAACACGCTAATATTCTTAGTGTTTTCCAAAGGCGTGACATCATCGTAGAGGTTCAAACGTCCCTCTGCTTCAGTTTGTGGCATGTTTAATTACCTCCTGTTAATTCTTTTTGCAATCTAGCGATTTCAGCTTCAACATTTCTAATCGTTCTAGCACGTTCCTGCTCGTCCATATTGAACGATGCTAACTGATTATCATAGTTAGCCTTAGCAGTCAGATAATCAGCGTACTGTTTATCATAAGCTGCAATCTCGTCCGCTGAAGCGTTAGGGCTAGGCGGTGTAGGCGCCACTGGTGGCGTTGGTTTTGAGCTAGGTTTGTTTTTAAGTGCTACAAGTTGACTTTGTAGAGCAGCCAAGCGTTTCTCTTTGTTAGCTTTTGATGTGTCCTGTTTAACACGTTCGATTGAGTTTTCAGCTTCTTGCAGTTGCAGTTGATATGTTGCGAGCGATTGAGACTGTGAACCGATAGTTAGATCAACACTTTGTGGGTTTAGGATATCGATTTTCTTTTCTAAAATTTGCAAAGTTTCGATACCGGACAAAGGTGCATTGATAATCGGGTGTTTATTCCCTATTTCAAACTTATCATAGCGGTTATCAATCAGATAACGCTCTACCGCTGAAATCGTCCATTTTGCGAGTGCGATTTTTTGATTTCTCAAGTATTGCTTACCACGGGCTAAAAGCACGCTAGGATTGTCAATTTCTGTCCAAATTACAGCTTTACGAATGATCCCGAACTCTTTAATAAGCTCTTTGTCTTCTAAATAGGCACTGTTATTGTTGACATGCCAAATGGTCAACTGTTCTCTGGTAACGTCTGGGCTCTGGTCTTCGTCTGGATGTTCCTTCTGGATATCTGCCCCGATAGGCATAATTTGAGTAGCCAAACCATCAAAATCGAGTGCCCGACTGGCAGATTTGATGTTCTTGCCAATTTGCAGCGGTGATTTCTTGGTTTCTCCAATCTGAGCAGTCCAGTCCACATATAAACGAGTGTTTCGCTCGTAAATAGTCAAATAACCACCGATGTTGTTAATGATACGCTCTCGGACACAGTCCCAAGTGCTTTCATATCCAAGGTAACGCCAAGGCTTATCCGTCCTACTGTTTACCGTGCAAGTACCAAGATTAATGCGTTTGTAGTCCTCAACCTCACCATTCGCAACCCTTAGAATTTCCGTTAAGTAAGGTGCTGCCCCTTGGTTCGGTAATTTTTGGAACCATTGAGCGGAATCATGCAAGAATGAAAGGAAGTCCTCGCAGGTCACTTTCTGAGCAAATCCATTCGTTGTCATTTCGTTTGTGGATGTCAAAACTCTGCCTACAAACTCAACCTTGCCGTCGTAGAGATTGACAACCTCAACGATAGATTTGAACGGCACCATTTTGTTGTAAAGCGGGTGAGTAAACGGAACTGCAAAAGAGAACTCATGAATCGTATTGAGAGCTTGGTTGATTTCACCAACGATAACCGTACCACCCCTTGGACTGTATGGGTCATGAATCGTCTTGCGCCCATTCGTTGTGCGATTGAGCTTGTCCCATCGTCTAGCGTTGAAATCAGTCCACCAGTAAACAGCATACCCGCCTTTTTGCTTAGCGGTTTCGGGCGGTTCTGGAACGACGATTTTCTCCCCGCCAACTCCGACGAGTTGCCCGTTATTGTCAGACACATAGACATGCGTAAAAAACTCACCTCGCTCGTCGTTATGGTCTGAGACGTTAACAGTACAGTACCAGTTACCGCCCCATTCAACGCCGTCATACCAAATGATGTCATCCTGGTCGATAACTTTTCCAGCACTGGGTGAGTAGTTTGTTTTTCTGGACCACGTAGGGAATAATACCCCTTTGATACCAG